GGAGTAGGAAGTTTTTCTTACAGGTTAGAAGGACGACTGAAATACTGTCAAGAATTTAAAAGGATGGAATTTTAGCAGGTAGGACTTTCTTATGTTAATCCGGCTGAGAGAAACGATGCCGAACATCCTTCAAGGACGAATGTTTAGAGGAGGCTTAATTGTGAAATTTAGAAGCCACAACAGAAAATTCCTTAAAGATTGGAATGCCAGAATGACGACGGATATCACAAAACCGTTAGTGGACAAGGTAGTGGTAGCAATCCTAAAACGTTCTGGTGTAGATGATTTGCTTTATGAACCACGCAATCTCTACCAATTGGATGCGCTTTATCAAATGCTGAAAAGCTACGAGCCTGAGGAATCGCCTTATGTTGATTTAGGAGATGTAAGGGTGCGCAAAGGCTTAGATTTCGCTTACAAACATTTCGCAAAGCCAGTCGGGGTACCAACCCTTTCAGCACATCACTTGGAGCGCGACCTTAGTGAGTTGTTTATCACATTAGATATTAAAGGAAGCACTTCTGCAGGACTTACCGATTATGGTAAATCTAAAGCTGAAGCGTGGCCGGTAGGAGTACGCAAAGCGAAAGAAACGTTGCTGAAAACCCGCAAACCAGAACCATGTCTGGCTGGCGCTCGTACGCAAGCAGGTAAGTTGGGAAGATTAGTATGGATGTATCCATTATCCATGACTATTATCGAGGCTCTTGTAGCTCGACCACTTATTGAGTTGCAGAAGAGAGGAAGAACACCAATGGCTTTTGGCCAAAAATCCACTGTTCTTGGAACAAGGATTAGAAAGGCACAAACGTTCAATGGTTATTATTCTAGTTTGGATTCATCGCAATTTGACGCCACAATTGGAAAAGTCGTGATCCAAACTGCGTTTAACGCATTCAGAACATGGTTCGATTTGGAAGACGAGGTTCTAGAAGGAGTCACAGTGGGAGATGTTTTCGACGTTATCGAAAATTACTTTATCTACACAGATATAGTGATGCCCCATCCTGATGGTCCACGGTTGTATACAGGAAAGCGTCATGGTGTTCCTAGTGGTAGTTATTTTACTCAAATGGTTGATTCATTTATGTCAACTTGTTTAATAGGGACACTTGACTACACGTATAAATTGCACGTGCAAGATGACGAATTCTGGGTCCTCGGAGACGATATGTTATTCTTCACACGCCAAAAACCAGATATTGGTAAATGGTCAAAGCTGCTGTCAAACCTTTACGGCATGAAGGTCAATGCTAAGAAGTCGTCATATGGTAGGGCATATGAAGTAATTCACTTTCTTGGTAGAGACTGGCATAATGGAACACCTTTCCGTGAATGGAATGACGTCCTGGAGAGAGCTATATCTCCGGAGAGATACCGAAAGTACGGTAGCGACCTTGGCAAGGGAGCCGCACTAGTACTCGCCAGTTATGGGAGTACCGCCCTATACCGTAATAAACCGAACTGTTTTAATCCATGGTTCGGACTAGTAGGTTCACGCTTTGTGACAGAACATGCGAGTGG